CGTGAACGCATTGCGAAAATCAAACCTGTTGGGCCAGTCATTGGTTGAACACCAGCGACATCATACGCAATTAGGTTTGGCATTGCTCTACGGACTAGTGAAATTAGGATCGGATCCCAATTCTGGACACTAGAACCAGTAGCGTTAGTTGGTGCAGCTTCGCCGAGGAATCCTCTGTCTTCACGAAGTGCTTTTTCTTGGTTTTCTAGGATAACAGTGGTTACAGCCTTGCGATAAGAATCTTTGATCGGATTAAGATCATTGTGTTCTAGGACTGGCTGCCACTTTTCCTGTAGATGTTCTGTTTGGAACATTGTAGTTTCTCCTTATTGAGTTTTTCTAATAATATTTATAAAAAGTTCAGTTTTCACTTTACTTCTCATTAGCTCGCTTTACATTTTTACTGATTGCAGCCATGTAAGCGGACATTGCACCAGTTGTATCGAAGGCATCTGAACCATCTGATTCAGAGTCTACAGATTCAGCGATAGTGGTTGCCTTTGGAAAATAACTTTCCTTAAGCGTGTCGAGTTTACTTCTGAAAGAACCTTCATCTGTAAAATCTACGTCTTCTGCAAGAGACTTAAACTTCTCTACCTCTGTATCAGCGAGGTCAGAAGCAACTTCTGCAAAAACACTCTCACGAACCAATTGATCATTCTGCTTCTTAATCGCAGCAGTCTTTTCAATTTGTTCATTGAGTTTAGACTCTAGTTCGTCAATCTTTTCAGACTGAGTTCCTAGAATATCATACTTCTCATCTGGAACATCAATATAATGTTCTTCAAAAAGTGATTTAAGACCTGAAATGAAATCTTCAGCAATCTCGCCTTTGAGACCTCTTTCGATTGCAATTTCGTTCTCTTTCATCCACTCTTCTACGACATAGTTCATGTAGTTGTCAACTTTTTCAGTCAACTCATCACGAACTCTGTTGATTTCTTCAGCGATTTCTTGAGTTTTTGACTCCTCAATTCTTTCGACTTCAGAACGAAGTTTAGATTTAACAGCAGCTTCAAAAATTGTAGCAGCCTTGTCTTTAAATTCTTCAGTAAGTTCCTCACCCTCTACGAGAGCAGTAACGTCTTCAGAAACATCTACAGATGCAAGACGCTCATCAAGAGTAGATTCGTCAACTTCTGACTTCTCTTCTTCTTCATGTGTTGAGTCTTTCATCATAGCACCGTATGCGGCCTGAATGTCTGTGGCTTTCATCTTTTCCATTGTTTTGATTTTCTCATACATGGCGTTGATCATTTCTGCCTTAGTCATCTTGCCTTCTTCTAGTTCCTCACCATCGTGATCTACTTGATCACCAGCAGCAAGGGGTTCTTTGATTTTGGTTGGTTCATCAGCACCACCGGCGTCTTTTGCACCCTTAGTCTGAGCATCTTTGGCCTGACTTGTTGCTTTTGCAGCGTCTGGGCCTTTCTTCTCTTCTGGGTCAACAACAGCTTTGCCTAGGTCTTGAACTTCCCCTTCAACTTTATCCATTGATTCACCTTTAGCAGCACCCTTTGTTGGGGCGTCCTGTGCAGCTTCTTCAAGCTCCGCAGCAACCTCTGCTTCCAGTTCCTCAATTGTCTTGTCTAGATCTGACATTGGGATTTTCTCCTTGGTTTGTTATCTTAACATATTTATAATGATTAAAGTTTTGACAAAAACTTTGCAAAGGCAAGTGCGGAAACTTTACTGTTTCTTTGTCTTACCCCTTCATTGATTTCGTCTTTGATGTTTTGAATCTCTACCTCTTTAAGTAGTCCATTATCCCAAATCCATTCTTTACCTTCCATGATACCTTCAACGAAGGCTTGAGGTGCAGAAGGGTCTGCAACAATATCTGCCGCAGTGGCAAGATAAAAATCATCTTTCACATAGTTAGCACCGCCCTTAGATTCCAGTGAACCCATACCTCTTGAAGAGACACCAAGTTTACCACCATCTTTGATTAGTGCTTTCGCAATTTCCCCCATTGGAGTTGAGAGCAGTTTCGCCTCACCAATAAAGTTCTTTCCATCCGCTTCCAGTTTAGTAATCATGTGCGATACCCTGTCAAGATTGACAGTAGGGCCTTCTGGATGACCCAGTTCCCCAAACGCACGACCTTCAGCAACAAATTCTTTGTTATAACGTGCAACTTCTTTTGTCAACACGTTCATTGGGTAGACACGACCATTACGGTTCTTCATGTCTGCCTGCATGAAGATTCCACGAATGTTCATATCTTTTCCACCACCGTCTTTTTCTTCAACGATGTATTCTACTTCTTGTATCTGTTCTGCAATAAGTTTCATATCTTAATACCCCGCATTCGTGATTGCTGTTCCCTTGAGGGTTGATGCACCACGAAGTCCTTCACCAGTATTCATGTGAATTACGATACCAGCACCAGCACCAACATAAATTGTGCCAATGTCACCATCGTCTGCGGCATTACGAACCGTCACTACTTGTGCAGAACCAGTGTTAAATACCCACACCGCAGCGTCATCTACAAATTTTGTAGTTCCAGTTGCGAGGTCGGTTGCTGTTCCTTTTACTTGCATCTTCTTATCCTTATAATACCGTTAATACTTCACTCTCAAAATAATCCATAAGTTTGTTTTGCGGAACTTTGAACTCTTTTGAGACTTTTGTAATA